TCACCAGCAGTTACCATACCAACAACTTCATTTGCACCACTGGAAGTTGTAATACCAGTTAATGCATGTCCAACAACCAAAGAACTATCATAGATGGTGAAGTAATCACCTTTTTGTAGTCCAGAATATTCAACACCAAGAGCATTTAGTGAAGAATAACCATATCCCAAATTAGTATTATCATTATATTGAGATTTCAGAGTAAACGCTAATTGTGGAAGTCTAGCACCACTGCCTGGCAACCAAGTATTTATTCCTACAATATCACCAAAATCACCTTGAGAATTAACTGCAAAGATGTCTTCTTTCTTAGTCTTATCTGTTTCAATAAGAACTGGTGGATTACTGCCGATCTCATAACCAAATCCACCATCATCTACAATAATACTGGTTATAACACCAGCAGTTACAGATGCGGTAGCAGTAGCAGCATTAATTACTGGATCTGCATAGAAGTGTGTAGTTGCGGATCCTACTGCTAGAATTCTACTACTTGCGAAATCACCAAATGCTGTATCAACAATATCACTTATCTGGTTAGGATGATTTATATCCCTCTTATTCCAGTTTGCAAGGTCAAATGAATAGTACATATCACCAACAGTACTAATTCCAATGTAAATGTTATCAATAAATTTAATTGTCTTAAAGTCAAATGTGGCAGGGTGAACTGTTCCAGCAGGTAACTGTTGACTCCAAGGTTGCCAGTAGTTCTTATTAGTAGAAATACCAATAGTACCATTATCACCAACATATATGAATCTATTTCCATCATAGATGATATCATTAATATTATATGCAGTATTACTGATCTTATCACCCCAACCAGTTCCGTCATTAGATGCAATTACAGCACCACCATTACCAACTGCAATAAATTCAGACTGACCGTAACATACTGAGTTTAACTGTTGTAGAGTTCCTGAATATTGACTGAATGCCTCTGCAGTTGTAAGACCAACAGCAGTAAAGATAGATCCAGCAGCACCAACAGCAACCCATATATTTCTAGTTCCTTCCCAAAGAACATCTTGGAGATTACCTTCATAAGTACTGTCAAATACACCTGTTTGATTAATGGCAGGAATTGTTCTTTCTTCTTTAAGATCTATTTCAGTCCAAGCACTAATACTGTTACCAACAGAAACTGCTCTAGCCATAGAAGCATAATCACCAACTGCCATGACATTTAAACTACCCTGATTGGCATAACTGAATCCCATACCAACACCATTAAAGGTGATAGTTCCACCAAATCCAATTTGTCCTCTTTCCCAGAATGTACCACTCTTAGTATTCATATAGTAACTACTTGAACCAACAGCAACAATTGGTTCTTGTTGTGTTATAGCCTTGAAGTCAACTGTTTGAGTAATACCACTAATTCCATCAAATCTCCATTCCTTAATAGGATCCTTACGTTTAATTAATGCACTTGATATGGCAACATTAGGACTAGAAAGATTACTATATCCTGTTCCAGCATAACCAATAGTCAATGAAGATATACTTGAGGATGTTGATACTACAGACGTAACAATGCCTGGTGATACTTCACCATCATCGAATACTTGTATATTTCTTTCAGATTGAATTAGTTTATCAATATTTGTGAATACTGGGTAAGCATTATTCACATAAATCTTGTCATCTAAGTTTCCTACATTCTTGATAATTCTAGTTGTAGGAAGAACTTTACTCTTCAAACTAGGTCTTGATTTTGGTATCAATACACCAGAAAGAATCTGATCCTGTCTTTGTTTAACCCAAGTTAATGGTCTTTCAGCATCCTGAGCAGTATTAATTCCAATACTGTCATATGTAAATGTTTCTAATAGGTCAGAAGCAACGATTCTCTTACTTGTTCTTTGGAATTGATCAATATCAAGTGGATCATTTCTATTCTCCTTAATCTGTATAACATCACCAGGCTTCAATGACTGAACTGGATCAACAGTCTCAACGTCTCTCTTAGATCCTCTAAAGTAGAATACAGAACACTTAGAGTTTGGTTTTGGTGCCTCACTAAAGATAACTCTACTACCTTTGAAAACGTAAGAAGATTGTGGAGTTTGTAGAATATCATTAATGTAGATAAAGATATTGTTTGTAATATCCATATCACTACCAGGCAGAGTCTTAAGACTTAAGATCTCTGTAGTACCAGCAGTTGTTACAGATAGAGTAAATTTCTTACGTTTTCCGTTGAAGAAAGCAGAAATATCATCAAATAGGATGAACTGGCCAGGATAGAATCCTGAGAAAGTATCATTTTCCAATTCTGTAACTGTTAACTGGAATTCAGTTAAAACACCCACTCTAGGATCAGTAACAATACCAGCAACAGTCAATTCTTCATCAACTTTAAAGGCAGTTCCTTCTTCAAGAATATCAAACTCTCCAATCTGACCATCAACGTTAATACGGAAATCTACTTTAGCATCTGTTCCAAGACCACTTGCTCCAGAAATATATTCAAGTTTTCTATTAAAATATGGATCAGGTTGTGCAATATCAACAAATATTGGTTTATCAACTCTACCACCTCTCTTAAATAGAGCCCTTTCTGTAGTTAATCCAGCATCTACTCGGAAAGATGCGGCATCTAATTTTTCAATAACATCGAATCCAGAGAATCCTTTCTCAATAGAAGCAGCAACTCTCTTACCTTGTTGTGAAAGTCCACCTCTATTGTAATTGTGATCTACAGTAGAAATACCAACATTAACAACATAATTGTAGTCGTCAATAATTTTATCAACAAATGTACCACCAGAAGCATAATCAACGCCACTTGCTGAATTATTAAATTCTCTAGGAGCAATAATAACACCCTGAACTGTACCACCAGAATTGTAATGTGTTGGAACAGTACTTACACCAACATTAACCTCAATGTTATTGGCATCAATAACCCTGTTAACTAGTGTTCCATTATACCAAGGATCTCCACCTTTAGGATATCCAAGTGAAGTTGCATTACCATCTCTAGAACACTTGAAGTATATTGCCTCATTTGCAAGTTTAACAGTCTGAACCATCTGTAAACTATGAGCACCAATCGCCATAGTCATCACACCAACAGACTCTTGGTAGTCAGCATGTACAACATCAAATTTAACTTGAGTTGTTACTCCAACATTCAAACTAAGTGTATTTGATGTTATCTTCGTTGGTAATAGTCCAGCAGAGTGAGCTGGATCGTCAATATTTGCAGCACCACAATTTAATGTAATTGTAGTATCACTTGTCGATCCAATAGAAACAATCTTATTGTGAATAGGATCACTTGTACGAGGATAAGTGTGGTTTGAAGCATGTTTGTCCAAAGCACAAGTAAATGTCAAACCAGATGTTTGAATACCAACGTTAGCATTGTCATTTACAACAAATCCATGACCAGAACCAATTGTTAATTCTAATTCACCATTTACATCATTGTAATTCGCATCAGTAACACCATAAGTTACAAGAGTAGAAATACCACAGTTAATTGTTATTGTTGTACCTGTTACTGCCTTAATTCCAACCTGTTTGTTATTGATTGGATCAGCGTCACGAGGATATGCATGATTCGATCCATGTGCATCTCTAGCACATGTCATTGTAATAGAACGAGTATGAATACCAACAGTATTATTTGCCTTCTTAAGACCATTAGATTGAGACCCTGAGAAGGTGTGAACACCAACACTAGTAGAAGGAGTTTCCTTAAGTACCTTAACTGAGAATGTATTGGTAGTTGTTTCTAAAATTGGTAACCAAGTATTGTGGAATGGATCACTTGGACGAGGATATGAATGGTTTGTAGCATGAGTATCAATTCCACATGTAAATGTGATTGAATTGGTATCAAACTTAACGTATTCACCCACTTCCCATCCATGACCAGCCACAGTACAAGTCATAATACCTGCATATGGGTTATAATCCGCATTAGTAACAGTTGTTTGAGATTGTGCAAGTAACCCATGTCCAGCTCCAACTGTTAACTCAATATCTCCTGTAGATGGAGTATATGTGGCGGTTGTAATACCACTAGAAACGATTGTAGAAACACCAACATTAACAGTTATTGTATTGACAGTAGTTGCTCCAATCGCTATGTTTGTAAGACCATGTACAGGGTCAGAAGCTCTTGGATATGCATGATTAGTTTCATGATTATCTCTTTCACAAGTTAAAACAATACCACCTGTTGCAATTCCAACTGTATTACTACCTGCAATTAATCCGTGTGCAGAAGCAAAGTTCAACACCATATTACCTGTAACGGCATTATAAGAAACATTATTAGGAGTTAATTTTGTGCCAGTCCAAGAACCAACATGAATTGAATCTGCAGCAGCACTGACAAAATTATGTTTGTAATTACCACCAGTAAATGCAACACCAGCAAGAGAACTTACATAAGTGTGTGCATAATCTCCACCAGTTATAACGGCAGAACCACTTCTGACTGCACCAACATTAACAGTAACAGTTGTTCCAGTTACAGCAGTAATAGACAGTGCCACTCCAGAAGCAGGATCAGTTGCTCTTGGATATGCATGGTTAGTTGCATGATTATCCACATCACAAGTGAATGTTACTGCGCCATTAGCAATTGTTAATTTATTACTTGTGGTTAAACTATGAGATCCAATAGTTAATACTAAGTTTCCAGTCAAAGGATCGTAGGTTGTACCAGATGCAGCGGTGAAGTTTCCACTTGCACCATTACTTGCAGTAAGACCATTTGCAGTTCCGCTAACAAACGTATGAGTCCCTTGTTCATTGACCATTGTATGTGCATAGCCTGGTCTTGGATATGCATGTTCTGTGGCATGTTGATCCATGTCACAAGAGAATATTAATGAATTAGTAGCAATACCAACACTTGTGGCAGTAGTTAATCCATGAGAACTGTCAGTTGTAAATGTGACAATACCAGTAGAAGGAGTGTAACTAGATGTGGTTATGTTGTATCTAACCTGAGTCGTTACACCAACATTGAAAGTAAAGGTATCAGCTGTTGAAGTTAATATACCAATTTCCTTATTATTCAGTGGATCTCCAGTATTTGACTTACCAACAAATAGTGTTATTGTATTAGCAGTAGTTGCCCCAATAGAGATATTCTTATTGTGGAACGGATCAGTATTACGAGGATATGTGTGATTAGTTGCATGTAGATCTCTCGCACATGTAAATGTCATTGAATTGGTAACAATACCAATTGGTTGACCAACTAAAAGTCCATGATTGGCAATGGTTATTTCCATTGATCCTGCTTCAGGATCATAAGTTGCAGCAGTTATATTCTTAGATACAATCTGACTAACACCTACATTAACCGTAATTGTGTCAAGTGTAGTAGCACCAATTGCAACGTTTGTAAGACCGTGAACTGGATCTGTAGACCTTGGATATGAATGATTTGTAGCGTGATTATCTCTATCACAAGTTAGAGTAATTGAATTAGTTGCAATACCAACTGTATTAGTACCTGCAACCAAACCATGATTAGATCCAAATGTCAAAACCATGTTGCCTGTTTCGGCATTGTAAGCAGCATTTGTTGGTGTTAATTTAGCACCACTTTGAGTAACATAAATGGATTCTGCAGTAGCACTTACAAAATTATGTGCATATGATCCACCAGTAAATGCAGCACCAGCTGTTGCACTTACAAATGTATGAGCATAACCTGATCTTGGATATGTGTGATCAGATCCATAATTGTCTTGAGAACACCTAAAGGTGTAAGAATTAGTTGTTAAACCAATAGTATCTCTAGCAATTTTTATATTATTGGGTATCGCATTTTCAAATGTATGAACATAATCACCACCAGAAATAACTGAATCTGCGGATGCAGAAATAAAGATATGATCAGATTGGTTAGAAGACTTACCAACATCTAGTGTAATTGTTGTATCAGTTGTACCAGTAATCTTAACTGCAGTATTGTAAGCAGGATCTGGGCCACTGATAGAAGTTGCTCTAGGATAGAAGTGATTTGTAGCGTGATTATCTTGACCACAAGTAAACTTAAAGGCTCTAGTCTTAAGTTTTACTGCATTTCCTTTCTTAAGATAATGTTCACCAATATCTACAGTCATCAATCCTGTAAATGGATCATAAGATCCACTTGTAGGACTATGAGTAACAATAGTAGATACACCTACCTGAACCTTAAAGTTAGTATCATCAACAGTCTCGACAGCTAACCATTGTTGATCTACTGGATCTGATGCCCTTGGATAACTCTTGATGGTCTTTCTACCATCCATCATACATCTGAAATTAATAGAGTTTCTTTCAAATTGAACTCTATCTCCAGTTGTTAAATTATGACTACCATCAGTGGTAACTGTCATAATACCAACAGAAGCATTATACTTCGCAAAATTGACAGTCTGTGTTAATGCACCACTCAATCCATGGCGGTTAGAGAATACGGTTACAATACCAGTGCTTGCTGTATATGCAGCAGTTGTTATTGAATAATTCTTAATGGTTGTTACACCAACATTGAGTGTAATAGTATCATCAGTTGTGGCGCCAATACCAATACTCTTATTACCACCAACAGGATCGTCAGGACGAGGATAAGCATGTTTCGTCTTATGTTCATCCCTAAAACATGTCATCACTATTGATGATGTGTTAATTCCAATAGTATCAGTTGCTTTCTTAAGAGCACCAGCAGCACCACTGGCAAATGTATGTGCAGTAGTGTTTGTAGATACACCAACAAATACAGAGAATGTATTAACTCCTACATTGTAAATTGATAACCATCGATTACTATATGGATCGGATGGACGAGGATATGGATGGTTAGTTGCATTATTATCTTCTTCACAAGTGAATGTGATTGCTCCATTATCAAATTTAATATAATCTCCACTTAAGAACCCATGATTTGCTATTGTAGGTTCCATCACACCTGTGGATGGATTATATACTGCGTCTGTAATCGTGTGTGAGGTTGCTGAAGTGTAAGAATGACCAGTTCCAACTGTTAATGTTAAATCTCCTGTGGCAGGGTTATAACCAGCGTTTGATATTGCACGTTCTTCAACTGTAGATACGCCAACTCTAACTTCAAAAGTATTTGATGTGGTATCAACAATTCCCAACTCTGTGTTATATGCTGGGTCTGTTGTACGAGGATATGCATGTTCACTAGCATAATTATCTTTTGCACATTTGAATGTTAATGCACCTTTAGAAATCTCAACCTTAGTTGAAGGTCTCTTAAGTCCGCCAGAAACTGAACTTTCAAAAGTATGGTCATAAACACCACCAGTGATTACGGCATCGGTTCCCACTCCACTAAATGTATGACCATAATCACCACCAGAAATTACACCCTCAACTGCAACACCTTGATTTGGAACAAATAAGTGTGCGAAGTTTCCAAGAGTTGTTACACCAACATTACAGGTAAAGATAGTACCAGCACAACTAACAATAGGAACTGAAGTGTTATAGAAAGGATCTTGTGGTCTTGGATAGAAATGATTAGTTTGGAAAGCATCCCTAGCACATTTAAAGACGATAGAACCTTCTTTAAATTTAATACTCTCTCCAGCAGTAAATCCATGAAGTCTATCAAGAGAAACAGTCAAAATACCAACTGCAGGGGTATAATCTGCAAATCTAATGTTGTACTTAACTATTGTTGAAATACCTACCTGCACAGTAATAGTGGTAGTTCCTATGCCTGTTATAGGAACTGCAGTATCATATACGGGGTCTGTTGAACGGGGATAATATTTCGTTGATGTCTTACCATCCATCTCACACTTAAATCCAAGTGAAGATGGTTTAATTTTAATACTAGAACCTGCCAATAAATCATGATTACCAATAGTCATGGTCATCACACCTACAGAAGGTGTGTATAAGGCATCAGTAACATTGTAATTAACAATGGTACTCATACCAACAAAGACTTCAAAAGTATTTGTTGTTTTATTTGATATAGGTATCCATTGATCACTTACTGGATCGGTAGATCTTGGATAAGTGTGTGTAGAAGCATATCCATCCATTGAACACTTAAATCCAATGGCATCGTTATCAATTTTAATTTGATCACCATTAGCAAAGTTATGGCCAGGAACAGTTATGGTTAATATACCAACAAGAGCATTATATCTTGCAGTTGTTATTGTATGAGATGTTGGCCCTGATAATCCGTGGCCAGGAACTGTTAGAACTAATGCACCAGTAGATGCATTATAATCAGCATTTGTCGGTGTAGTTGTACCAGCACCAACTATATCGATACAGTCAGCAATCGTTTTTGATGGAACGAATGTATGAGCATAATTACCACCGATTTTTATAGTCTTATCTTCAGAACTAACAAATTTGTGTTCGTAATTACCTCCACTAAATGTAGAATCTGCAGTAGCACCTACAAACTTATGTGTAAAGTATCCACCAGTCAATAATGCACCTTCTTCTGCACGAAGGAACTTATGTTTATAATCACCACCAGTAATTAAGGCACCAGATAATGCCTTATCAAAAGTATGTGTAAATTGATCTTTTGATGGAGCAAATCCAACATCAACAGTTACAGTTGTGGCAGCAGTACTGACAATAGGTATTCCAGTGTCAAATGCAGTAGAACGACTTCTTGGATAATAATGTTCCTGAGCACCATTGTCCAACTGACATGTAAATCCTAAACCAGTAAATACAACATCCTTACCCACTTTATAACCGTGTGCAGCAGAAGTTGTTACTGTCATAACACCTGTAGTGTTATCATATTCAGCACTTGATATTCCTAGTGCTGGATCGTAATTACAAGTGAAAGAAATGCCAGAAAGAATAACACAATCATCTTCTGTTAAATTGTGTTTTTGTCTAGTACTAATTGTAGCAATACCACTAGTTTCATCATACTCAACATCACCAACTTTAACAGCTGGAGCACTTGAGAATGTTACTGCAATACCAGTTACATTAACAAAATCATCCGTTTCTAATCCATGACCTTGATATGGTATAAAGGAACCAACACCTATATGTCCAGTGTGTATTCCTGATGTTGTCATTGCAGCACCAATATTAATGGTGAAGTTATTTGCATTAACAACACTCTTAATCCCATAATATCTCTGAGCATCAGATGGGAATGTAATATCACCATCACTGGTACTAAAGGCAATTCCCACCAACTTAATAACACTGGAAGTTGTTAATCCATGTCCACTACCTGAAGTAATTGTTGCAACTCCAGATATATCGTCATACGCTACAGAAGATATTGCAACACTACCTCCAGCCTGATTACCATAAGCAGTAAGGGTAGTGATACCATTTACAGGGGTTCCATCAATATATGAAATCGTTCTTGGTGCATAATATCCAGTTCCACCATCCAGAATAGCAAAACTAGTAACTATTCCTGCCTCTGCTCTGTTTATTACTCCTCCACTAACATATTGGTGTGCAAAAGTAGATACACCAATAAAGGCTCTAAAAGTGTTAGTAGTTGTACCAGATAATACATCAAAACCAATTACATTCCTACCATCCATAATGGCAGTATCAACACCAGCTTGAACCAATCCACCACTAACATATTGTAAAGGTTGTGTACTAATACCAGCATCGACAGAAACGTTGTTGGCATCAGGGATATCAACGATTGGATATGCGTCTTCTCTCCACAAATAAGTTGTTATACCATTATAAACTTGTACTTGTTTAATAACTAAACTTCTACTTTGATTACTAGCAGTACCAATATAATGCCCACCACTTACTTGAACAGTTGCAATTCCAGTTACATAATCATATCCAAATACAGCAATATTCCTATTAGGTGAAACAGGAGTAAAAGTAAACCCTGCTCCTGTTATTCTAATTCTATCTCCTTCTTCAAATCCATGAGATGTTGCACCAGTAACAAATGTACAGATACCAGCAATATGGTTGTAATCTGCAGTACTAATAGCAACTGCACTTCCTGATGAAGTTCCAAGATATGCAGTTAAAGCAGCACCAGTACCTTGAGATGATCTAATACTTATTTCTGGAACAGAATTATATCCTTGTCCCTTTCCTTCTAATTGTAGAAACTCAATAGTTCCAGTTGATCCTACACCTACTCTAGCAGAAGCTTTAGTGGGTAAGTAATATCCAGAACCAGTTTGAAGTCCTACTTTATTGATTCTTCCCGCCCTTGGTACTCCACTCAAGAAATTAATCTTGTTTGAAGAATTATCAACAATTTCAAAATCCAATCCTGGCGTTTGTACTACATTATTGATTAAAATAAATGGATTATTATTAATATCTACGCCAGTATTAACATTATTATAAACTGAAGTAACTAATCCAAGGTTCTCTGTTAAAGTAAATTGAGTTCCAGCAACACCAGTAAATTCTAATGATATATCATCTAAAATTGTATTTTTATCTGCAACATCAAATGGATCTAATTTTCTAGAAAATAATCTACCAGAAAAGGAAGATCCAGTTAAAAGACCAACTGGCCCAGTTTTTCCGTAAGGAGCATCGCTGAAAAATATATTATCATCTACAATATTATAATCACCAGAAAATACAGAATATGCAATACCAGCAGAACTATGATCAGTTGCTATAGTACCAAAAGCACCCCTCTCTACAACAACCTGTGATTGTGTAGATGTACTAAAAACTGGATAATATCCAAGTCCAGCTTTAAATATTACGACATCAGATATGGTTCCAACACCACTAATAATAGGGAAGAATACTCCCTCTGTTAATGGAGATGTTGTACCTTCTATTTCTATCTTTGGAGGATCTGTTTTTGCGTATCCAGCTCCACCAGCTAAGACCTCTATATCACTAACTCCATATGTGGAGTTAAATGTTGGTCTTAGTAAAGCTCCTTGTCCAGGCGTAGTCCTTGGCATTTAATCTACGTCCTCTATATTATGTTAATGGAACTACTGCAGTAAACTCTAGTAACACCAGTACTGTCCCTGATAATACTAAAAGTTAATATATCATCATTTGCGGTTGCAGGCGGAGGATTACCACCAACCCACCTAACACCAGATGCAACTGGAGCACCATTGACATTTACAGAATCTCCGTAAGTATAACCAATTCCAGATCTATTGATAAGAGTAATAGTTGTTGCCTTACTGTTTGCACCACTAACATTGGTGAAATCCCATGTAGTAACAGAAGTTGTAAGTCCGCCTAGAACAACTGATCCCTGATTTACATCAACAGTAAATGTACCACCTGCACTTACAGTGAGATTATCACTAAAGTTACCTACTACCTTCTCTGTAATATCTGCATTAAAGTTTACTTGATCAGTTAAAGTACTAGTACCACTGACTAAAACATCACCCTGAACATCTAGTCTACAAGTTGGAGCAGTAGAACCTATTCCAGTATATGCATTTTTATCAACAACAAATGACTTTCCATCGGTAACATTTTGATCGGATACTCTCAATCCATGTGCATTACCCTTTGCAATAGCCCATATAGTAGGTCTTTCGTTTGAGAATGATGCAACTTGTAACTGTGAGGTAGGCAGTGATGTGCCGATACCAACCATACCATCAGCTTTGATCCTAAACATGGTGGTTGCATAACCAACCTCAATAGGCCCATCCGTAATTGCACCTGGCTGTTGAATAGTTATCTTACCAACATCAGCATAACTTGATGTTACAACACCAGTTGTATTGACATTTATATCATCTGCGACACTCTTCGCAATACCCGCTGCAATCGATGTTGTTGCAATACCACAGTTAGTAGAATAACCAGCCGTAGTTGCATAAGAAACAAAACTCAACAGGTTAGCACCGTCTCCAAAAGTTTCGTATATTTCACTAAAATTACTATTAATTTTTATAGTTCCTGCCAATAGGGTATCACCCGTGCCGTCGTTCGGAGCAGAACCAGTACTAATTCCCTGTTTAGACATTACTTAAAACGGTTTTTCTTTATTTATAGTTAATATGGAGGGTTGTCATCGTGACTTACCAATGTAGTATCAGCAGAAGTCACATTTGAGTTCATTCTGTTAGTATCATAATAGAAATTGTTATCTACCACTTTTTGTGGGACAGCCTTTCTATCTTGAACAAATGTAGTGTCACCAATCTGTTTAACTTTAAGATATTCACTATTAACTTTGACAATATCTCCTTTAGATAATGATCCAATACCAGCAGAAATTGTGACACCCTGATCACCAGCGCCAAGAGCATTTGACACTGTTATATTTAACTTCTTATTCTTGATAGGAGTTTGAATTATGTTGTCAATCATAATCAAAGCATTCTTAGTTGGATCCTGAACTTTAAGGAGATGAGTTCCTGTTCCTAATCCAACGAAATTAAATGGCAATGATGTGGATAATCCAGCAACTCTGAACTTAAGATCATCAACCTTTTGGATAAACAATTCATCAGGCATAACATCAGTACCCAACTCTGTAGGAGTAAGGAATATGTTGTCTGTTGGTGTAGATCCACCAATATATGTACCTGCGATGGATATGACATTGGTAGAAGCATATCCAGTTCCACCAGTTGTAACACCGATATTAGTAACATCTAAATTACCATCTCTAGTAATATTAAATCTCGCCCCACTTCCAGAACCATCATTTGTAGATGGAACATCAAGATACGATGTCTCAATACCTGTTCTTGTACCAGTAACTTTAGTAACTGGGAATGTAAGATCATTTGCAGGGGTAGCACCACCTAAATGAGTTCCAGCAATACTTACATTGTCACCAACAAAATAACCAGATCCACCAACAGTTAATACAACAGCAGTTGATATTGCAACACCTGTTGTTTGATCATAGTCAAATTTAACTTGGAATCTAGCACCAGAACCTCTGGTTGATATGCCAGGCAATCCACCATCAATATTACCAAATCCATACCACCTATACACAACTATTGGGAAGGAAGTAACAGCTGTTCCTGTTACAGGGCCTGGAATTTGAACGTTATATCCATTTTCAAACATTGCACTACCACCAATACCAGATGTTGTGGCAGCCATAACGATATCTTTAGTACCTGTTGTATGTGATGTAATTGCAATACCAATTTTAGATCCACCTTGAGTATCCAATGTCACTGCTTGTCCAGTCTGGAAATCATGATTCTGGATACTAATGATGTTAAGTGCTAGATCAACAACATTTCCATCAGCAGAATTATATTGTTTCTTAAAGGCAGGGACGCCGCCAGAAGTTAATTGGAACTGTTTACTTCCAACCAATGTTCCAGTTCTATCATGAGCACCATTAAATCCACTAGAAATATCATCTAAATTTAAGACCTTATTAGTCTTGTTCATAACAAAACTCTTAATTGGTCTACCTTCTGGGAAATATACCCTCTGTACAGAACCATCTGGTAGAGGATCGTCTTCCGTAACCATGGCAAAATTATCTCTTTTGCCCATATACATCTCACTATCAATATTCAAGATGAGATCGATCTTAATGTCTGCTGGTTTGACCTTCATATTGGTCGATTTTGCAATACCAACAGATACCAAATCCAGTGTTTCAGCATCCTTCTTGGAATTACTCTCTACTATAAGATCAGAGAATTCTAGGAATCCAGATGGATGGACAATAGATTTTACAGCCTCTTTCCACTTGTTATGTGGTAATTTACTCTTAATAGAATATGCAAACTTTTGATAATAGAAGTTATCTGATAATCTCTGACTGAAATCATTCAGAATACCAACATTCATATCATTCTTAGAAATCTTATCTCTAGTAACCCCAAGAGTAGTGTCAACACTAAATCTGTTAACATCTCTTACATTACCACTGAGTTTAGAAACCTGACCGTATAAAGTATCTCCAGGCAACAGTTTTCCAATAGTATCTCTAAGTCTAAGTTGACCAATATTTCCATTCCAACCATTTTCAGAAACAAATCCTTCAAATCTGGTAGATGTTACCTTTTCACCAGAGATATACTTGGCATCGTCAATAATTGTCATATTGAACTTAGCCATGTCATTGTAGTTGACAATGGAACCTAAAGTGAAATCATCATCATAAGAACCTAAAGTAACAGTTGAAATGCCAGGAGCATCATTCATACTAAAGGTAATTGTATTATTGACAGTACTTACACCAGTTACACTATAGAAAGTATAGTCATAATCAGCAGAGTTAAAATTACCTTCTCCTGCAACTAAAGATGATGGTTTTAATCTACATCCTTCAACAAATACCTTATCACCAATAGCAAATGGCAACTTAGTCTCAGTAGACGCAAATCCAGTTTTTATTGGAATATTAAACTGTGCATCCAATAACAATTCAACAGTAACAGATGTTCCTGCATGAGTTATAGCATCAATGTCATAACCATTAGAGTTATTGGTCGTAATTATGCTTAATGGTTCTTTAAATTCATAAGCATTATCAATGACTTCTACACTATCAACAGATCCACCAATTACATGTGCGGCAATTGATACGTTATCATTACCACGAACAGTAAGTTTAGGTGGTTGATTATAATTTCTACCGCCATCAACAACTTTGATTTGATCTATTCTAGCAATACCACTTATATCAACAATGGCAGGAACACTTAAGAATGGTAATAGAGTAGGATCAGTTGGATAATCAAATCCATCTTTTACTCTTTCAAGTGTGTCAATTTGACCTATTTCTGGTGAAGAAACTTTAACAATAGCATCCTGACCTTGAGTACTAGCAAAACCAATAACTTTAGGTAAAACAGTATATCCTTTGCCTGGGAAATTGATCTTAGTCTGAGAAACTGGACCCCTTGCAGTAGAAGAAGTTGTACTATATGTGATAGTACTTACACCTGTTCTGGAGATATATTTTTGAGATTCTAATGGTTTTTCTAGTAAGTTGAAAGTAAAGTTATTATCATCACTTCTTATAACCTTATGTTCATTTTTCAGAATAACATTTTTGAATGTTATGTTATTTCTTCCAGTAACATCAGTATCAGATGATCCGTATGTCTTTCTTGCATCAGAAGGAACAACAGGGGTCAAATTATAGAATGTTTTATTTGGCCATTCAATATCTGTTCTAATAACTACATTGGCATTTGCATTTCCAGAAATACCATTTCTTGTAATGTTAAATCCACTTGTACTTGAACCATAAACATCTAATCTTGAATTGAAAGTAATATCTTCAAAGAAATCCAATCTCATATCCAATAGACTGTTATCAGAAACATCAAAAGTGATAGTATTTCCTGTTGTGAACTCTAATGGTGGATTAATCTTAGCAAGATAACTCTTATTGCCTCCTTGAGACTCCGTTACAGATGTTATTGCTACGGGATTAGAAGTAACTACATCAGATTTGTATTTGCAAAGTTTGATAGACTCAGTATCTTCCCTAAGAACAAAATAAGTCTCATTATTTTCCAATCCAGTAATAGTATTTCCACTATCATAATAAACTACTTTATCACCACTCTGTAAGTCCTCATTAGCAATGTTTATTTGCGTTAAATCTGAAGAGAAACTTGTTAACCCAAATCCTACTTTAGCAGTAGTTACTTTTGCGATAACTGGGTCATATCTGAAAGAAATAGATTCCTGAGACTTAGGTAATGCATCTAATGTAATCTTATCTCCAGTTAGAAGACCATGAGCAGTCGATACTCCAACTTTTCCGTAGAATCTTTCAGCTTTCGCAGTTACTTTTGGATAATTGGTTGTAAGTGAATGTGCAAACCCAGAATTAGAAGCAGGAGTATAGAACCATATTGCATCACCAGTTGTAGGGAATCCAACAGTTGCTAATCCAATATAATTTGGTTCAAAGTTAATTGCCCAAACATCTCCGTCAGCAAGAACTACAGTACCTACTCCAGAAGTTGCACCAGCACTGGTTTTTGCCCAAACAATAGAAGTTGCACCAATACCCATATTATAGGTTAGGTTTTGACCAGTAAAGAATGTATGATCTTTAATATAAATTCTCTGTTGAGGTACAAACCTGTTTTCTATAGTTTGTGTAGCAGTAGTACTTAAACCAGTAAGAGGTATATCATAATGTGTTCCAGTAGAACCTACACCAACAGTCTGTTGTGGATTAAAGTAAGTTGTATAATTTTCAAAAGTAAACTGTGTAACTGTTGAATTACCGACTGGGAATGAGAATTTCTTTGGTTTTAATATGACATTAAATTCTCCTGCTGCATGAGTCATTGCAGCACCAACAAAATTCTCTCTGTTTACAAATAACCTAGAGAATTGTTCATCAATATTTGTAACTAAGAATGTCTCAGTTCCTATTCCAATATGATCACTTGGTTCAAAACCTCGTGTATCTGTAACGTAAATGTGGGTACTAACTCCAGTATTTGTGACATTATCTAAGAATGTAGCCAATCCAACAGTTCTACCAATAACAGTAACCTTCTGAGGCCCATTAAATTCGGTGAATTGAGATGTATCAATACCACTTAAAACAATGGTTTCTCCACTTGCAATTTCATGTGGAACTGTTGTTATACCAATAATTAAACCCTTATCCTTCCTTAACTCTGTACCAGAGAATGTAGATACACCTATTTCAACAGATTCTACATCTTTACCAAGTATTTCACTTACAACAATACTTGCTCCAGTACCATCAGTTCCTCTATTGTCTAAAGTAAGAGGATCGTCTACTTTATACCCATCACCTCTAGCAAAAATAGTTACCGAAGTTATTCCAGCATTTTCTGTTTTTCTAACTTCAAATTCTTGTTTTAAAGCATCTTTAACATCATCAATTAATTCATAATCAGAGTTACCATATGTTAGATAATATGGAGATATATTTCTAGTAAGTTTTCTAGAAGCAAGATCAATATCTTGATTGAAGAAAGTTACAAAGTTCTCTTCAATTGGAGTATCCTTAAATGAACCACCAATCAAATACGGGAACTTAGGTTTAGCAACACCACTAGAGTCAACGTCAACACTATAGAAATATGCATAAGTACCATCTGGGAACTGTGGTGTAACACAATACCTTCCACCATGTTCATCTAAGTCTCCAGAGTTATCAAAAACATAATCATTAACAAAGTATCCAAATGCAAAGCCAGGAGGTCTTAAACCTGATCTAAGACTAGTATCAAGAATATATCCACTACTTAATCTAATAATGGCACCACCAACAGCATTCTGATAACCATAAGGGCCATAAATTGGATTACCATCATAAGCATATCCCAATACTGGTGAATGAGTTGCGTTAGGCGTTTCTAAGTTACCAGAGTCAATATTATCTCCAAGTTGATATCTCAACTTCTGTGGAGGATACATTCCTATTGTTTGAAGTTGATATTCTGGGTTTGTACTTGGTTTAGTTAAGATAGAATCTTCAACACTGATAATATTTTCATTCTTATTGACTTGGTTAATTTTCCACTCTTTAACATTAGCAATAAACTTAGCAGATTTACCTCTATTTTGAAGATCTAAAGTAGTATCACTAGAAGCATATCCAACACCACCATCAAGTATTGATACACCTGTTATTCTATTATTAGTGATAATTGGTCTAATATCAGCAAAATCCCCTGTAGGACTGTAAACAATGATATCAGAGTCTTCTCTATATCCTTGACCAGAAGCAAGTATCTGAACGTCTACAATAGAACCATCAATAATGATTGGTTTCAATAATGCTTGATATACAACGGTAGATATACCAACATCAGGCCTTCTGTGGAAGTCCATAATATTAGTACAACCATAACCAATTCCACCCTCTTCTAGGTAAACACTTTCAATAGATCCTAAAACTAAAGGAGAAATATCGGGTTTAATGATAGTTGTGCTACCAATAGCTGATAAACTTTCTACGTTTACTACTATAGGTGGGTATTTTATGGTATGTTTACCACTACCCAAACTCTTAATTACAACAGTTTTATTTTTGTCATAATTCGTAAGATCTCTTAGTGTTGAAACACCAACATCACACAGTCTGAACCTATTTGAGTCAATTTTCTTAACAGCATATTGTGTAGTGGTTGAAAGACCATTAGCAACAGTCCCATCAGTAGAATACTCAACAATCTCACCATTATCAAAATTATGATCATATGCAAGAATATAATTATCGGATGTACTAATACCCGACTGCGTATCACCATTAACAGGTCTTGCTTGAATGATAATTTTCTTGTTTGAATAACCAGAACCAGATTCTTTAACGTAAATCTTGGTTATAGTGTTTTTGGCGTTAACTGAGGTGAACTTATGGAAACCAAAACTAACATTTCCTAAGTTAACAGTGTTAATTCCAATTTTAGCTTCTTCTGGAGTATTGTATAACTTAATTCTCTTCTCATTCTCCACTCCAACGAAATAAGTAGATCCACTAACAACGTTAACAATAGGAGTATTACCTCTAGCATCATAAACAACACCTTCACCAACTTCAAAGTTGTGTCTTTCTTGGAAAGTGACAGTTTCATCAGTTGTGTTGACTGAAGTACCATCTGCCTTGAAATTAGCAATAATTCTACCTTTTACAAGGTTAGACTCAAGTACAGCACCAGATCCATTGCCACCACTGACTGTTATCTTTGGTTTTTCTTGATATCCAATGCCAGGAGTAATTAACTTAACTTCTCTGAATGATCCAGAAATATTAGCATGTCCAACAGCACCAGATCCTTGTTGATCATTAATGACCAAAGGTGGGCCTGTTATAACATCATAATCCTTGCCTGGGTTAGTTACTTTTATGCTAGTAATGTTCCCGTGGAAGATCTGTTCATCAAAAACAGTAGGAGGAAACAGTTCAACACCGTTTGCCATTAATCCTACAGCTTTATTATTAACTTCTCTCTTATTCGGATCGTCAAATAATGTTTTTTCTTTAATGAATGGATACTTTCTAAGAATCTTTTGATTCTTTAGTGTTTTATTTTCCCACCCAGACTTATAAATGTACTGACCTGTAGTATTTGTTCTTAAAGCAATATACTTTTTAGCAAATACGTCAGAACCACTGAATGAAAGATAAAATTCAGTTTGGTTAATAGTAGTAATAAAGTAGATACCAGTACTAATTCCACTATTGGTAGTGTTATCCCAATAGATTTTATCTCCAGTTACATAATTGTGGTTTAATGGAGTGTTGGCAGCGGGGTCTTCTGATTTTATAGTATATGTATAGCCACCACCTAATAGAGGGGTTCCAAACCCATCTGTGACCTCTACAGAACTACTCTTAACCCATACCTTATTGTCAGTTGCAAAAATAGGGTAATTTGGTAGTCCAGATGAGGCTACATAGAAGAATTTCTCATCATGGTCAAGATAACTGTTCTGAATACCAACTGGGAAACTATCTACTCCTGCAAAGTAGTTGGAATTATGAGAAGCCTTGGTAACTGTCTTGGTAATAGTGTCTGCACCCGTTGGAACAGTACCACTAGTTTGAACAACAATAGTATTTGAATATACTTTCGATACATTCGTTGAAGCATATTCAATTTGTTTAATAGTAACGTCAACAGATTCTTGGTTTTGATTTTTTAATTTTAAAATCTCATCAATATAGAAAACACATGAATCAAAAAGTGTTATTCTGTAAGTATTGACGTTTACTTGGTTTAAAGTCGCAATACTATGACTAGAAGGAATATTATAGATCCAATTGTTGAATTTAGCACTCTCACCCATATCTTTACCGAATGAGAGCAACTTAAGACTATCGCCAAGTTGCATATTCGTAGATTTGGATGTATCTACTTGATCAATAACGTTTACAAGTCTAAAATCAAGTCTTGATGTCTGTCCATATCCAGCATATGCATATGCAAGTTTATTTTCAAGTATATCTGCACCAAAAACTAAAGAAGTACTGATACCAGTAACTCCTAAGAATTGGTTTACAGTTTTATCTGTATAACGTAAATTTAGGAAGTTTGCACCAGCTCTAGGTTTAACTAGTAGAGTACCACTTTGACCAAATCCAACTGTAGAGTCTACAACAAGAGTATCAGAATTAGCGTCAGTTAATTCCAATGCTTTTGTCTTACCAGGCACTTGGAAAGTACCATCAAATGATGTAGAGTCTAATGATACTTCGTAAAAGTCCTGTTGATTAATAGGTCTATACTCAACATTGTAGATTGAAGCACTAACAGTTCCAATACCAGCAACATCTTGATACAAGAAGTTACCAACAGTCTCTAATGGTTGACCACCAAACAAGTTTTCTACAAGAACATGTTTAGTTTTGAAATATACGTTATCAGAAGGAACTAATGTTCTTTCAATTGGTTTGATGAGTTCAATATCCTCACCATAAAGAAGTTTGAATAGGATCTGATAAGATGCATCAGTTCCTTTCGACATATAGAAGTCTTTTGCCCTTGTTAGGACATTAGTAACTGATGTTCCAGATATAAACGATCTATTCTCAAAGCCAGGAAGAAATTCTGTCTTAAACTTAGTAAAAAATGTCTGTAGAAATAAATTACTTAAATTAATTACTGTGGCACCTTGAATATGTGCCTTTGCAGAAGTTTGTGCAAAATTTAGAAATTCTGCAGCATCTTCTTTTGATATTTGATCTATTCCACTGAATCCTCTTGAACATCCATCAAATGTCGTAGCGGTTTTGGATGTATATGTAATAACCTCGTTATCAATCTTTAATAGACCATAAGTGTCTGGCCAACCAGTTGTTGATGTAACTTCTATACTAGTGTCACCTGCAAGACAAGATAAAGTAAGAGTTGTAGCTGGGATTAAAGTTTCATTATTAAAAGCACCAATTTTCCTGTACTCTGGCAGATTATTTGCCAGATCAACTACACCAGATTGATGTTCTTGGGATTGATAATATTGATTTAGAAAAGCCCCAAATAAAGGCGATTCCTGATTCAAAAACTCAGGAATCTGTGATTCTATTAAATGAGAGACTTTTACTCTTTTAATATCCGTCATTTATCTTGTATAGATTGTTTCGCTAGCATAACTAGAGGTTTTGACGTATGATGTAGCAGAGGTATTTTCACCAGATGAAATAACGTCTGGTAAAGCAGTAACTTTACTATTTGCGACATCTAATTGAAGATACAAATCTTTCAAAGCAATAACATCATTTGATTCGGGAATTGTCTCAATTTCGATAAGTCCGTTTGCAAGTGAAGTACCTGTTATATTTACCACATCTAAAATAAGCTCTCCGTGAGCATAATCAATTGTCCCAGCATCATTCTTAACGATTAGAGGTAAATTATTCACTAATTTAAAGAATACAATTTTTCCTACAGTTGTTCCAGCAGTAGGAATGTCTCCAAGATATAAAGTTCCATCAATACCACTTACAGTAAACCCTGATGAACGCACTCCATATCCGCCACACTGTTGATAGAAGGCATTTCCATAGCAAAGTTCATATGTTGCGAAAGTATTGATTTCAGGGGTTATATCCCTCCTCATCTTGACTCTAGTGATGTTAGACGTAACACCCCTTGCAGAGTCATCAATTAATCCAACAATTTTACTATATTTGAATCTACCACCAAAATCGTTAATATCTGATGATGAAGAGTATGTTGTTAACGTCTTTTTAACCGCAGTAAGCAATTCAGTAGCGTCTGAAGTTGCGTTAGTGTTATAATACACTGCCGTATCGACTTCAACGTAAAGATATTTGAGATCTATGATTTCTGGTTTAATTCCAGCAATAGAATACTGTTTTAACTGCCTAGAAATGTCATCCTTAGTAATTTGCGATAAGAATGAACCATTTTTAGGTTTTATTGAGATAAAGACCTTTCCATACTCAGGAGGATCAAGTTCTTCCCCTCCATAGGCGGTCACAGACTCAACGTTAGGATATACGAATGGAATTATACCCGAATAGTCATTGGCGGTCACGGCACGGTACTGTGACGAGTATATACGAGGTGCAAGATACTTAATTGTACTTACATCTTCAATACTGTCACCCATTTCCGCTTTTTGGGTTGTTGTAAGGAGTGAAATACCGCCAGTAATGGTAGAATCAGTATCATCCTTCAAAATTCCCACAAATGAGAAATTTCTAGCGTTATTTCCCAATGCTCCGTTAGTTACAATGTAAGTAACTTCAATAATTGCTCCAGCAGGCGGTTTTTTACCAATAATTCCGTCTCCAAAGAGGATTTCATACTGTTCATCCTCAATTTCCTGAATTAGGAACAATTTAGAGGTAGCATCAACCTGTAAAATGTTATTATAGAGCGAATAAATCTCAGAAGTCGTAGATTTGACGGTAACTCGGATAGAAGTAGTGTCAATATTCGAGTTTGGAAGAATAAATCGTTGATTTGGTTGAGAATAGTCAATTTGGAAGGTTTTTGTTAGATAAACACCCTCATAAATGGTCAAATTGTCAAATTGAGCAATATTATTCTCTCCAGTTGTAGCAATAAAGTCGTCTGGAATGGAAAATATGTAAGAACTACCCTGTTGTGTACCTAATGCACACTGTCCTGCCTTTAAAGTTACAATTTTTGTGTCATTTGTACCCAAATCTACGCTGAAATTAACAACAGCTTGTGCAGATCTAGATGATCTTGGTACATAACCAATATTTCTTGCTAGTGAAACTACATTTTCTCTCAAAGTTGCACTATCAAGGAAACATTCATTGACTGCCATGTTAGTATTATAGGCAGTAATGTATGAGTTATACGCTAGAAGGTCAATTAACGTAGAAAAGTTAGACCCCTCAAAGTCAAAATCAGAGAAATCGCTGTTTACACGAAGATAATCTTTGATTTGTGCCCTAAGATCAGCAAAGTCTAGGTTTGTAAACTGGTTAAATGACATTATATTCTAGTTGATTGAAGAACAAATTCTATATTTTGTCTTGGGTAAGATAATCCAACAATATTATAGCTAATAGCTACCGTCAATTCATTGGTATCTAAAGGATAAATCACGGATACCTTTGAACCAGAGATTCTAGGTTCAAAGTTTTCAAGTAAAAGTTGTATATCATCCTCCAGAACAATGGCAGTATCTGGATCTTGTTGTTCAAATAACGAATCTTCTAGTTCACTACCCAATAATGGGTTAAAAAACCTCTCACCAATCCTTGTTCGGACTAAATTTGTGACAGCCCTCTTAATTGCAGACTCATTTGTGAATACTCCAATGTCATCCGTCACAGGATGGCGGACAAATGATAGACTTATATCCTTAAAAGCCTGACTTTTTTGTAGTGAGATGTCAACTTTAGCCATTTTCGGTCAAATTTTGCTTTCTTTTAGCATCTTGGAGGTAATCTCCAACAACTTCACGCAATAAATTGTCCTTTTTGTCTGGTTTATCGACTAATTCCTTGAAATTAGAGCTAATATAGTCAATTTTGATATGATCGTTATGCATTTCCTTAGTAAAAAGGTATATCATATTCTATTTAGCGACAAAAAAACACCTTTAGGCAAGGAACCCAAAGGCGTTTAATGATTTTCGGTTTTTAATTACCCTGCAGCTAGTGGAGATTGAGCATTATTGTTGATTGCGGCAGACTTTTTGCGTGCTTGAGCACTTACATCATACTGCCCCTTTACACTGCCCTCCTTAAAACCAGCACTTACTACGTTATGGGGTGACTTTGTTGGGTCTGAATCTGCCATTACTACTCCTGTTTTCTTTATCTCACTCTATTTATAATTTTGAGGAAAACGCGCCGCTGTTTTACGCCGAAATTTTACTCTGGAGTTGCTCTTAACCTCTGAGGAGACACACCTTCATTGATATGAAACTCCAAACGTTCTTCTGCCTGGGCCTTGGTGAGGTGTACATCGCGTTTTTCATCGATAACACCCCAACCATTTGTCCCCAACTCCATTACTCTGTATAAACGGTCTGCCATAATTAGATTATGCGAGTTTTCTCATGGCCAACACGGATTTTTGGATCACACCAGATCTCAAATCCTGCTTCTTTCGCATCGAGACAGAAAGAAACGTCTTCTCCACACATATCCTGTACATCACCAGACTCAAAGACTTGCATCTTAGGTGCAAACCAAGGATACTTCATCTCTTTATGTTCAAATACTCCATGTTTAATGAGAAGCCAACCAAATCCTGTGTAATCAACTGTGAAAGGCTTTCTACGGCGTGAGATAGATTCAATAGTTTCATGATTCATGACTCCACCATTCTTAGCAAAGTCCTCTTCTTCTAACCAATGTGCAACCGATGTAGTCTTTCCATCTTCTGTGCAATACCAACCAGCAGCAATATCCTTTTGCATCCATACCAAACGGTAGAATTTCTCACTGTCGAAAACAATATCGGAGTCAATCCAGATTTGATAGTCGTATTTTAGTTTTCCATCCCAAGGAATTTGATCTGGGCCTCTTAAGACATTTGCGCCCAAGCACTTACAACGTGCGAAGTTGACCATTGAAGAGTAGTCTTGGGAGATTTGGATACTAGATCCGTTTTGTACGAGGTCAAAACATAGTTGAACGAATGCTTTTAAGAAGATATATGAGACTCCTCTACCAGGCAAACAGAAAACAAATGCTTTTCCTTTCGCTAATTCTTTTGCCTTCGCCAAATCAAAGTCGTCTTCGACCTTTTTAGTTTTGGGGGCGTTAGCTTTTACTGTAAATCCTTTAGCCATAACGTGTATTCAGTACATAGTAAGTATACCACGGTCAAATCATTTTGTCCATAGTAAGTGTATTATATAGTCAAGATTTCTTAACTACTTTAATTTCCTCATTTCTGAGTTCGTCATCAGGATAATGAGTAAAATATGCTCTTAAAAACTCTAATTTGTACTTGAGATCATGTTCACTGACATCTGACATGATCTCTTTATCGCCTATAAAGACGTTATAGGTATTCATCTTCCCAAACCGCCATCATATCCTCTAGATCTTTCCTTATGTTCGGATGGTACATAAGGTGATTATCGTGTTCGAGTCGGTATTGAATTGATTCATAGATCAATTCCAACTCGCTTACGTCCAGATCAATATTCATCTGCGAGTAACCATATGTCATCCTATCTATAAATTTACGTTTCTTTAGTGCTAGGATTAATTAATCCTTCACAATGATTACTATCCAGTGTAATATCACCAGCAAGAGAAATACGATAGTCTTTTGTTGTAAAATGTGGATACACTATATGGTTAATATCGCTAGGAAAGAACAACATTTTACCTTCTGCTCTCTCACTCAGTACAAAATTGCGTTTAATAAGTTGGCCACACGTATCAGGGTAAACTAAAACGAAATCTCCTGCTTCTGGTCTGAACCCTGGCTGTGCAGAACGTTCCTCTTCGTGGTCAAATGGTATCTTTAACCATACGACAAAGGTAAAAACCCCTTGATGGTCATGAATACTTTGATAATCACCGTGATTAGATGCACGACCCCAGAACCTATTGAACGCTAATTGGTGATAACGAGTCGTTTTAAGCTTAAATGGTACTCCATATTCCTTAAAATACTTCTCGGCCGCTGGCATTAAACAATTATCTTGAAAATATAAGTCATCATCATTAATAGAAAACTGTTTATCCGCTTCATTTTCTATACTATAGAGTCTATTTCCATCTCTGGCGTCCCATTTAGCGCCAGGCAAGTACTTATGAACCAGTTTCCACAGGTAATCAATTTCTTTTTGGTCTAATTCACATTGAAGTATACCGTAATTAGGTAAATCTTCTTTTTCGCATGATTTCATTTGCTTAGTCTACCTCTATACTTAGCACGACCATCCACAACTTTATCCATTTGCGCTTTACTATAGTGGCCAATATAGTAACCTTGTTTCTCTAATTGTTTTTTTGCATTATCAAGAGCTGTTAATCTTTGTACCATGACTATAGTATACATTCCATCTATTTTACATAGTAACCAAATATCTTTTCCCTGTTCATTCAGAAACGTGTTGAGTCCGTCAACGCCGCCGCCAATCATATCTTGATTTATATGATCCGCATTACTTTTTGCAACAACTAAAACAACATCATAAGTATCATCAAACTTATCACATTCTTTACTAACAGCCTCCCAATAGTCATAAGCACTAAAGTAATCATATACTTTTACATACTTAATCCTACCTTCATCAAGAGCCTTCTTTGCAAAAGGACATCGTGCTCCTTCATAGACGGTATCTGTCCCGATATGGTCTTTATCGGTTTCACC